TTCGATATCCATTCCTGGTATTTATAGAGGCCCCAGAGCGCCCCGGCATAGCCTGCGGCCTTCATGAACGCAAGCGTCGCCTTCGACGTGTCCACGCCGGGGTTGGTGTTCTGAAAATCGATAAGGATCGCGTTCAGGATGTCGTCGAGGCTCATCTGGAAGGGATTGTTCATTCGCCGTATCCTTCAGTCCCTGCGCCTTCGCCCCCAAAGCCCGCGCCCGATGATGGCGGCGAGTAGCCGAGCGTCGGCCCCACGGGCGTATAGATCGTAAAGGTCACCTGCTGGCCGTTTGCCTGGAATACCTGGATGTCGAAGCGCCTCATCCAGATCGAATCGGTTGGCACGACTTCAGCCGTAACGTTGATGGCCGTGGCCCTTCCCGATGAGATCAACCATGCGAGCGCTTCCTGCGCATAGGCGATGGCCAGTGCCTGCGTCTTGAGCGTGTTTTTGGCCCGCTGCAGCAGATAAAGCCTGCTCCCAAGATTCGGGTCCTGGAAGAAGCTGCCGCGTTTGACCATGAGAGACAGCCAAACGTTATTTCCGAGGTCCGTTGTGGGCTCGTAGGTCATCTGGGCTTGGCTGCCCGATATGGCGAGAGCGAAATCAACAGGCATAAAAGCAAACTCCACCGCAGAGACGCGGAGACGCAGAGGAAAACAAAAGAAACAAACGCAGGGAGCTGCGCCCCCTGCACCCCCAGGATTTGGCCTCGCGCATCCTGCGCGATGCCAAGCGGCTGCGAAGCGCATAAAATTCCCACTTTGGCCCTCCGAGTCGCCTCCGATCGCAGCGCCTGGCTGCCAACTTTTGAGGTCTTTTTCCCACTTTTGTCTTTCTCCGCGTTCTCTGCGCCTCCGCGTGCAATTCTTTACCCGCTTGTCGCGGGATTGCCCGTGATTTCCGATGGAGAGGTCGCAGAGAGAATCAGGTTATGCAGGCATTATTTTTGCCAGCAATTCCTGTGACATCTCAGCTATGTCAGCCGTAGAATCGACAAGCACGGCGATGTTCTCTTTCGGGTCCCTGCCATCAAGCAAAAAAGACTTGATTGACGCACAATTTTTTTTGATTATGCCAAGCTCGGTTGAAACCTGCTGGATCACTTCGATTTGAATTTGTTCCATGTCTTTGTCCTTTCTCGGCCCTCTCTGCGGCTCCGCGTGCGATTCTTTACCCGCTTGTTACGGGATTGCCCGTAATCTGCCCGGTGGCCGTTATGGTGCCGTTTACGCTCAGATTGCCGTTTATAGTGACCGGACCGTTGAACGTGGCGTTTGCATCGATGGTCACATCGGGAGTCCCTCCGCCCTCCGCCGCCTTGATGGTAAACGACGGTGTTTCAACCGTGACGCCGTTTCCCCCGAGAACGGTGATCTGGCGCTCGCGCCCGAGCAGGACGTAATCGCCTTCGTCCGTATAGAGGGCAACCGCGCCCTGGGCGACGGCCAGCCGGTAGCGCCGGTCGTCGGACGCGATCAGGACAATGTGGTTGCCTTCATTTGCAATGATCCCTTCCGCGCCCGGCTGCGGGATCGATGTGAACCCGTAGTGCTGAAAGATCTCCCGGTCGGTGATCGTTTCGTTCGCGCGCCCGGTACCGGAGAAGCGTTTGATAACGCCTTCCGCCGCCGAAATAAGGATCGTGCGGATTAGCCTCATCCGCTCAGCTTCCTTACATTGACCGCCGCCATGCCTTTGCGGCCCATCTCTGTTTCGAATTCGACGGATTGGCCTTCGGATAAGCTCTTGAATCCGCCGCCCTGAATCGCCGAATGGTGGACGAACACGTCGCTTCCCCCGTCCATCGTGATAAAGCCATAGCCTTTCTGGTCGTTGAACCACTTTACCTTTCCTGTAGCCATTTCATGTTCCTTTCATACTGAGTTTCAATTCATGCTCCATTTCATCTGGATTCCGGCCTTCGCCGGAATGACGTTGCTGTGTTTATGCGCTTCGCGGCGCTATCGGCTGCGTGCGCATGCACGCTGCCGAATCCTGCGGGGTGCAGGGGCGGCCCGTCCCTGCGCTTTTGCTTTCTTCCGCGCCTCTGCGGTGGCTCGCGCCCTATGCCACGAGCCCCGGCGGCCCCAATTTCAAATCCGTATAAACCCCCTGGCGGCTCATCTCGAACGACCGGCCAAATATCAAATAAGTGCCGTCGATCCCGAGTACGTCGTCTTTTACGCGGCACAGTTCGTTTATGGTCCAGGCGCGGCCGTTCTGCGTGAGCTGCGCCGTCCGATAGTGGAGCGAATAACCGTCGTGCTTCATCTTTTCCAGGATCGCGCGCGCGTGCAGGGCCGGACTTTGCTGATCGTTATTGTCCAGGGTCACGTAGGGCTTGTAGAACGGGAAAGTGCTGTCGGTGGCCGTGCTTGATGTGTTGATGCCTGCTGCACTTATCGAGTTAGTCCCTTGCTGCTGGCCCATTACCGTGACCTGGCTGAATCGGCGCGAAATGTCATCCACTTCTTCGCCCGAGATTATATTATTTTGCGGCCCAGGCTTAAGGCACGTGAGGGTGAAGGCGGCAGCCCCCTGGGACTTCGGGCGGCCGAACACGAACGTCCCGTCCGGAAGCGAGAAAAACATGAACCCGCGCGATTTTGCATAGTTGCTGAGCACGTCGAAAACCGTCCGCCCCGGTTCTACCTGGGCATAGGCCTGCGGAACGTCTATGGCGGAAAGGGTCGGCCCGGACTGGGAGGCGTTCTGCGAGCCCGGCTGTCTCGAGGCGGAAAGCCCGTCCTGATAGACTATCTGCGACTTATTGATAAATGGGATCGGCCCGATCAGCGTTTCGGCCAGAGTTTGCAGAGTTACCCCTTTTAGTGTCATGAACTTCGTGCAGCACGAATCGACGAGCAGCCCCATGAGGTCGCGGCCTTCAACGGAGAGCTTCACGCCGTCCTTATCGTAGGACCGCCTCACCCGATCGGTAATGCCGGTAAGGGCGAGCTGCCCGTTGACATAGAGCTTGCACTGAGCCCCTTTTGCGACGGTCGTCTCCGGACGCGACAGCTCCAGGCTGAACGCATGGTCCGCCGTGTAAAGATCGGCTTCTATCCGGTAGGATAGAAGGTTCGTGATCTTCGTGCCGTTAACGACCAAATACGATTGATTCATAAAACAATCCTCACGCGGAGGCGCGGAAAGCGCGGAGAAGAACAAAAGTAGCAAAAAGCGTTCAAAATTTGGCAGCCAGACTGCGCGATCGCATTCGATTTATTCTTATCAAGCTCTGCCATTTGCTTTTCTCCGCGATCTCCGCGCCTCCGCGAGAGACCTAAGTTCCCGTTCCCGGCTGATATACGTAAATCTGCCCGCTCACCGCGTTCGGATTGCTGAGCTTGTTGACCGCCCAGAGCTGCTCGGCCGTGTTGTACGGCAGGCCGTACATGAGGCAGATGAGCGGCAAGGGGAGCGGGTTATTTATGATCACCTGGAGGAGCGTATCCCGTTCCAGGATTTCGCTTTCGACCTGAGTCTGCAGGGCCAGGGCCATTCCTTTGAGCGAGTCGAACGAGGACCCGGCGCCTTCGATGTCGCCGGCCACGCAGCTCGGCGCCACATCGTTTGCCCGCATGAAGTCGATGGCGGATTCGATGATCGTCCGCACATCGGAAAGGGTCTGCTGGAGGTCGATCTGGTCCATGAGCTGCGCCGCCGGCTGGTCCGGATAGACGTAGTTGCCGAGCATATCGAACGCGTTTTCCAGGCTGTTTTGCTGCGCCGCGACCCAGTTGGCCTGGTCGGCATCGTAGATGGATGCCAGCGCCAGGGCTGCCGCCGCGGCGGCCTGGAACCAGAGGAGCTTCGGCAGGGTGATAGCGCTGACCTGAGCGGCCGGACTGGCGCTGGGAGCGCCGGCCGATGTGCCGCTCTGCAAAGTCGCCGTTGGCAAGGAACTGAAGTCATTCAATATGGTGGCCGACCAGTTCGTCGGGTTATTGGCAAGGGAGCTGCGCCAGATCGTATAGCGTTCGCAGCATTGGGCAGCCGCCTGCACCGCCATGCCCGGCAGGTTCGGCGAAAACTGGATCGCCGCGAGTGTCGAGTTGTTGGGGTTGACAACGTTGGGCAGGATACCGTTGAGCGTGGCGATGCCGGCCGACACGGCTTTTACGAAACCATATGCCGCAAGCGAAAGCCCGGTGAACTGGGAAAGGATCGGGAGCGCCGGATTGAGCACAGTCGACACGACAGTCGATGCTTCGGCCCCGAGAAAGCTCATCGCTTCGGCCCCAAACGCCGCTATCGTTTGCAGAATCGCTGTGGCAAAGAATTCCTGGCAGGCGGCCAAAACGTCCTGGGCCGGGTAATCCTGCATTACCTGGGTCGTTCCGCGCAGGTTTTCGACAAAGGCAATTTCAACCTGGGCCGTCCGCTGCAGGTCATCCTGCATCACCGATACCGAATCGACGCAGCCCTTTATCGGCCCGTAGGTCGGGTGGACGAATTCGAAAAGGGTTTGCTGAGTGAGGGTATTTATGAAAGCGGCGTGCAGATCGTAGGTGAGATTATCCGCCGAATCCCAGAACCAGCATTTGAAGCGGATCGTGCGCGCCTTCTGGCCCATGTCTTCAAGCTGCGCGCCGTCCTTGTAGGGGAATTCGTAGCGCACGATCGCCTTGGCGAAGTCGTCCGAGATCGTTTCGATCTGGAGAGGAAAGCCATTAAGGGTCGCGTCGTAAAGATCGGGCATTAAACAAATCCTTCACCGCAGAGACGCAGAGGACAGGGAAAAATAGAAATCTTTCCCCTTTCAGATCTCTGCCCCCCTGCGGTAGATTTTATATTCCAGCTTAATGGCCGGTATCGGTCCTGACACCTTTACTTTTTGATCTGACCATCAGCTTGAAGCGCCTCGATAAATTTGGGGAGAAACGCAACGGCGTCCCGATGTCCCTTCCCCCGAATTCGTAGAGAGGCATATGCAGTCGTACAGTCCTTATATGTCGGCAGTCGATGGCCCACTCGCGGATTAACCGAATTCACCCCTTCCATGATGTTAAGTAACGATTCTTTTATCCCACTTTTCTCCATCGCCCCCTGTATCCGCACGGTCCAGTCGCCTATGTCATGGTCATTCTCGGAAGGATGCTTTTCATGCAGTTGATTCAAGAGCGACCGGAAGCGGGCCACAATGATAGGATCCAGATTCCCCATTCCACTCGGAAGGTCCAGGAAAGCTAATTGCCTCTCCATAGGAGCGCTCTTGATATCTTGAAAATTCTCAGCAGCCCCCGGAATCGCTAGAAGCATGACAGCCACAACGATCATTGTCTCTATTTTCAACCTGTTAAACGAATGCATTTGTCTATCCTTTCGTTTTTGATGACAAAGGTTCAAATATGGCCCGGCGCCCCTGCGCCGCCCGATGCCCTATCAGGCCACCCGGCGCGGCACTTTCGTTGCAAAAATTTCATCCATGATAGAAACCAGGTTCAATTTAAGCCCTTCAGCGGCACTCTCAGTCAGGTTGAGTGGCCCCTTGCCCCTTTCCATGAGCTGTAAAAGGAACATCAGCCGGGCTTCGACGGCGTCCACGGCGGCCTTCAGCACCGGGTCGATTCCCCGCTTTTCCCGCTCGGCAGTTTCCAGGGCCGCCCTGATCGCAGCATCTGCCTCTTTGCGGACGGTGGCAAGCGTCTTTCGGAACTCGGCGGCCATGCGACTCCCTGCACCGAAGAATCGCTCGTGCAGAACGTCATAGCACTCCCGCTGATAGACCATCAGTTTCTCGCGCATCTCGCCGGTGTAGCGGTGAAGATCAATCCCGAACATCCAGCCGTTG